TTGCATTAATACAAATCTCGCTTTATCGCAATCAAAGTTATCACCTAATACTTTTGCTCCAGTGGTTCTAGCATTTGCTAATCTGAATCTTCCGTAATGTGCCATTTTTATCTCCTTAAAATTGTTAGCGTTTCTTTATCAAAGTATTTCATTAAATCTTGTTTTCTTACACCAAATTGTTTTGCAGCTGTATCTACATTCTTTTCAAAGTTAGCAATTACATCTGCGTCTTTATCAGCGGCCCTAAACACCATATCAACAGCACGCTTCATTTTAGGCGTGAGTTTATTATATTGTCTAGTCCTTTTATAATCGTTAGACTCTGTAATATTATCTTCAATAAACTTATTAAGCAGTTTCATCTGATTGTGCCTCTACATCATTGCCACTAAATGGGTCAGCCTCTGGTGCGTCTGCACCTTGTTGACCTGTGAACATTGATCTTGCCACATCAGTTTTTGCGTCATCTAAAGATGATGTTACCTTATCAGCAAGAGCATTTTTTAAATCTTCACCTGCTTGTTTAGCGTCACCTTTGTCTAATGAATTAATGAATTTATTAATGTTTTCTTTACTCATTATTTATATCCTCTGGTTGTTTTTCAGTAGGTGGTTCTTCCGTTGCACCTTCCGAAGAAATTTGATCGTCTATTTCTTTTATCTCTTGTTCATTTTGTTTAAGTATTTTTGTTCTAACATATTCATTAGAGAAATACTTACCGACATAACCTTCTAGTTGTTGTGCAAGTTGCACTCTTTCTCTCATCATTTCGCTGTGTTTTAATTCTGCAAAATAACCATCTTGTAAGAAAGTATAAGTTATATCTCCCATCATTGAATCCCATTCCTCAGGTGCAATAACACCTTTTAGAATCAATTGTGTCTTTAATAGATCATGGAATAACATACAGAATTTCTTTCTTAATCTGCCTACAAATTTAGTAAATTTAACTTCATCTCTACTAATTTCAGCTGCACGACCTAGATTGAAACCTTGGCCACCCTCTAATCTACTGATAGGTATATTTAATGAACGATATAGTTTCTTTTGGAAATATTCTATATCTGCAATCTCACCCAAGTTTTGACCACCAGGAAGAGTAGTGATTTCTGTTCCTCTACCACCTTCTCGTCTAGGTAACCAAAAGTCTTCAAGCATAGACATATAATTTCTATCATCTCTTATTTCACCTGTGCTTGCGTCATAGACTAATTTGTTTCTATATCTTGCCATAACATCTCTTAAATATTGTTCGGCCTTGATTTTAGGTAAGTTACCTACATCAATATAGAATATTCGTCTTTCAGGTGCTCTAGCAATTCTGTATATTACAACAGCGTCTTCAATCATTCTTAATTGATTGACAGGTTTAATTGCTTTGTGTAGATAAGATAAAACTTGATTATGAGTTTGATCTACAAGACCACTAGGGCAATATGCGATAGCGTCTGTAGCAATTCTCAAACCACCTGCGTTTGATGTTGCAGTTGGGTGTATTCCTCTTTCGTTAAAGATGTAATACTCTTGGAACTTATTCTCAAATGCAAATGAAGACGGCATGCCATCTGTTCTTTGCTTTCTAATTTCTCTTATCTTCTTAATTTTTCTAGGATCAATATATCTTATTTCAGATATTCCTAATCTAGGACTTTCTTTATCAATGATCTTGTGATAGAATAATCTACCATCAACATACCATCTACGAAATATATCGTGTCCTTTTATATCAAATTGTAATAGTTTTAATACTTCACTAAAACTATCTCTTATTTTTTTCTTTACTGAATCACTATACTCAATCTTACTCAAATCTAATTGAACAGATTGCTGATTCTCATTAGATACAATCGCTTCTGATACTATATCCTCAATTGCAAGATCGCACTCGGGATGCAAAGCGACTTCTCTATATCTTCTTATAAGGTCTAATTCGTTTCTAGCACTTACATCAAATCCGCCATAAGACGCAAAAAACCCACCAGCAGGGACGGTTTGTGTTCCGTCGTCTGCTTGAGGTGGGACTATATTTTGTCTTGGATCGGTTGATGGAGTTTTTAAACGCTCTATCTTAAACCCAAACAGCTCAGCCATAATTTATCTCCTATTACTAATACTTATATGGATATTAAGTAGTAGTATTTGTTTCAAAGTATTGGTATCTATGTGTAGCGGTAAAACTTTCTACCGTATTATTATCACCATAAGATAGCGCAATATCATCTAGGGTTGTTGGAAACATTCCTCTAAATGTGTATGATTTAATCACATTACCATTTCGGTCTAACTGATCAACAAATGCGTCAACCTGATAATCAACAGGATTTACTAATCCCTCGTTATCAGACATATTGTTGATACCGTTTAACCATCTTTCGTATGCGTTTCTGATTAAGAAGTTAGTATCATTTAAGATAGTTGTAGTCCATGTTGCAAATGATCTGTCACCTGCTACATATAACTCCCTACCTCTAAATGGTATTGCTACTTCAGCAACCGTCATACCTGGTAATGATGTAGATGTAGTTAAGAAACTCATAGTTTCTGTTTCACCACCTACACTTGCATAACCTGGGAAAGGCATTGTGACTCTGAACTGATTGGCACGAGCTCCACCGCCTCTTAACTTAGCTTTAAAGTCATTAATATTTGGCATGTGTTTATCCTCCTACCACTTCTTCAAATGCAACGCCTGATCTTGTCGCAACGAAAGTTAGTGTTATAAAGTTAATTGATCTATTTGGTTTAACAAATATATCTGCTCTGAACTCATTTCTATCAATAACATCAGCAGTATTGTTAGATGAATCACAAGTTACCAAGAAGTCTGTAATACCTCTTCTACCTTGCACATCTCTTAAAAATGGTTCTACTATGTTTCTAAATTGTGCTCTAGTGAACTCGTCATTGAACTCAAATAGTTGAAATTTAGAAGCTGTTGAGATTGCCTTCTCTAAAGTGATAAACAATCTTCTTACATTGATACGATCAAATGCACTTGGCGTTGATAATCCAGTCTTATCACCAAAAAGAACCGTGCCTTGTCCAGGCATTGTTACCACAGGATTTATTCTTGCTCTGTATAACTCATCTCTTTGACCTTTGTTAGGACTATATGCAAGTTTGATTACGCCTCTTAATACTCCTCTGTTGAAACCAGCAGGTGAGAACCAAGTGTCTGCGACTAAATCTGTTCTTGCAGCCAATCCAGCAATGTCACCATTTAATGGGACATATCTGAATACATCATTATATTTGTCGTATGTATATTTGTAACCACTATCAAATACAACATAACTAGATGATCTAATACCATCAAAGAATGATTTAACATTGCTTGTCTGTGTAGTAGCATTGGTCACATTAACTACATCTGATCTTTCAGGTGACGCAAAAACTAAAGCGTCTTTTCTGTTTTCAGCAATTGTAATTAAGTTATCAATGTGTGTAGCGTCACCTGAACCAGCGATGATTAGGTTTGCGTCAACACTATCTGCGTCATTGTATTTTTCGTATGCAGTTTTCTTTTCAGCAGTTGTAACCGCTGATCCGTTTGCACCGTTAATTAGTGATCTATCAAATGGAGCAGTCACATCTGTAAAAGTCACATTTGTTGCAGCTGAACCCCAATTTGAACCACTTGAATTGTGATCCATCCAATAGATATATTGTGATTGGTTGTATATTACATCTGGATAGTAGTTAGTATCTCCTTGAGGCGACTTTGCGTCTGAAGCTTTTGATAATGCACTAAAGACTTCTAGTATTTCGCCTGCTGTTCCTGATACGCCACCGTCTTCATCTACTACAATTACATGAAGCTCATCGCCTGAGCCTGATCTTGCAGAAGCGTAAGGTGATGTTCCTGGTGCTCTATCTACTGATTCGTAATATCTCCATCTTCTTCTCACTTGCGTTCCACCGCCTAATGCGTTGTGTAATCCGCCTGTGCCTGAAGGGTGTCTAACAAAAGTAATGTCGTTTGTATCAACGGCAGTAATTCTGTATTCGTGTCCTCCAGCTTCTCCGAAGTTGATAATATCACCTACATTAAATCCTGTTCCAGATGTTAATGTGATAGTAGTATCTCCAACAGATATAGAAGAATCGTTAGTTGTTGTTTTGTTCACTTCTTCGTATGCCGTAGCGCTTGGGCATGTGTGAACTGACAAACTATTACCCCATGAGCCTGCTGTTCTAGCTGCCCACTCACCGACTGAAGCCGAACCATCGTTGAAAGGTCCAGTTGATCCGTCGCCGTTTAAGTAATGGTCTGTATTCTTTATTCTTATCGCAGTTCCTGAAGATACTGCGTTCACGCTTCCTGAATTGGTTGCTCTCACTACTCTAAGCGCTGATGAATACTGCAAGAAACTTGCCGCACTATAAAAGAACTCAAAGTTAGTCGAGTCAGGTTTACCAAATGTATCTACCAATTCTTTTTCTGAACTTATAGATACTACTTCATCCATAGGTCCTTGATTGAATTGACCTGCAATAGCACCGATCGTTGTTGCTACTGCTGGGATAACATTGGTTAGGTCCCTTTCCCTTACGAGAACACCTGGTGAAACTTGAAATGCCATATGTGTTTTCTCCTTATTAGCTAATAGGTATCATTAATCTCGTTTATATTTATAATATGTCGCCTTTTCGCACGGTCACAGGCTGCCATACTTCGCCACTATCGTCTTGTTGATATTCTTCTTCCTGACCATCATTCATAAACCCAAAAGGTGCCATATCTTGTTCTATTGCGTTTTGTTGTTCAGCATACATTCTGGCACGAACATCCTGATCTGTCATTTCTTTGAAATATCTTTGATTAGTGATCCATGCAAAGATAACGCAACACATAACTAGATCATCATTTGAACCCTCTTCGGCCTGCCAGCCTGATCCTCTTCTAACAAAGGTTGATAATTCTTGTATTGTATGAAAGTCATTGATGATCATCTTATCGCCTTCTAATAATGACTTTAAGTTTGAGCAACCTATTCGTTTAACTTGTTTAGTCATACGAACTCCTAGTTGCGTTCCTCTTTTTGAGAAACCACCACCTAGTATTTGACCTGCTCTACCTTTCATCATACACATTAATAGATTAGTGTATTCTAATTCAAATTGTAATGCGTCTGCTATTTGATGGCCTAGATCATTTACTTCAACACATACATGAGCATTGTTATATGCCTTTGCGACTTTTTCTATTGTATGAGGAAATAGTATAGGTTTAATTTCGTTATCTCTAAATTTTGCAACCATCTTATATGGCATTTGTGATACATCAAATACAACAAAGGCAGAATAATCTCTTACGGTGCCTCTTGCTACATCAACCGTAATTACATAGTCTTTACCTTTTTCAGGTCTAACATACATATCTAGGCCTTCGTTTGATACAATAGGTGTATGATGTGATAACATTCTTATCTTACTAGGATTAATTAATGTATCTACTGATCCTACAAACTCACACTCAAACTCGGTAGCAAATTGTGCTTCACTTGTGTTTCTAATTGTTTCTTCTTTCCACTTATCATCTCTACCTGGCACCTCTGACCAATGCACTTCAACAGGAACATAATCATTGTTTTTATTTAATGCGTCATTCCATAATTTGTAATACATATTCATTCCATGAGGTGTAGATACAATCATCACTTTAGATTTTTTACCAGATGAAATAGTAGGATAAACTGAACTAAAAAATTGTTCAGATATATTATTAGGTATGAAAGCAAACTCATCTAAAAATATAATATTAAATGAACCACCTCGAATAGCACTTGATGATGTGGCAGCTGCAAGTATCTTACTGCCGTTTTCTAATTCTAATGAACCTTTGTTCCAGTTTAATACACCTTGTTGTAACCATTTAGGTAAGTTTTCATATGCAAGTTGTAATCTACCTAATAAATCTCTAGCAGTAGATGATTTGTTTGCAAGTATGGCCACATTTATATTATCGTTAAATACGACTTGATGTAATAGATATGCAATGATTGTAGTTGATTTACCTGATTGTCTAGGTAATTTACAAATAGAAAAACGATTATTATGAAATGTATGAACCATCTTTTCCTGAAACTTATACATATTAAAAGGCACTAGACCTTCATCAATATTAACAATCTTAATATAGTTTTGTATAAAATATACAGGATCGTCCATACACTTTGCAATCTCTCTTATTTGATCTTCGGTGTATTCTTGTTTTGTATTTGCTTTAAATAAATTAGGATTACCTAGATAGTTTTCATTCATTTATCAAAGTCCTTATCTTCTTCAGGCGTCACATTTTTATTTTTGTTTTTTAATAAAGCATGTAAATCTTTTGATGAACCTACAAATAATGCTTGTTTGATATTTGTATTTGTTTTATTAGGCACATCTTTTAAGTCTTTTAATTTTTTGTTTAGGTCTTGTAATTTATCAACCGTATCTGCAACCTGTTTGATTAGATTACCTGCTACTTCATATGCTCTAGGGTGTTGACTTTCTTGTGCAATATCAAGTATGCCTTGTATTGCGTCTTGTCCTCTTTCTATAAGATTGTAATAATTTTCTCTGCTGTATTTGTGATCGTTCTCTAAATCTTCTTTGTTCTTATCTTCAAGTCTAGGAACAGGTGGCGTAAATTCTTTTTTGACGACCTGTTTAGTTGCAGGCTTATTAGGTGTGATACCTAGGGCTTCGTTTATTTTGTCGTCTATGCTCATAATTATTCATCACTATCAGTTGCAGGATTATATGTTTTAGAATCCCTATGCGTTGTTATAGTAGTTGTAAAACCAAAATCATCATCTGCGTCAGCAGTTGTAGGATTAGGAACTACAACAATTCTTTCTTCTCTAGTAGCACCACTTGCAGTATCAACAAACATATCTGTTTGTGTTTCTTTAATAACTTTGCTACTATGTAATGGTCCATACAAGTAAGTTTTTGCTGTAAATCCTAAAGTGTAATTTACTGCTCGTCTTGTTGTAAATGCACCATCATAAGTGTCCTCATAATTAACACTATTTAGTGTTATCGGAACATCTCGTTTTATTCCCATCTCTGGTATTGCATTTATTGTAACCGTATAATCAGGTTGAAAGTAAGGTAAAATTTGTTCTATAATTTGTAGACCACCTTCAGCAGTTGCTGTAAATGAGTATAAATTAAAACTTATATTGTAAGGCACAGGATTATATTGAAAGTATTGTGTGCCTGTATCTGTAGCATGTGTCTTTTTTAATTTACCTATTCTTGTTAGTTTTCTACTAGGATCATAACTGATACCTGATATTTCAAAACCCATACGAGGTAATGAGATTGCCATTTCTCTTTGATCTAGGTTAGGTTGTTGTTCTAATCTAACTAAAAACTTTTCTTTAGGCGAATATGATAGTGGCACTTTTAATCTTTGTAATACAGAACCATCTGCGTCTGTTCTATGAATTATAATATTATTAAAGATTGTGCCAAATGCAACAACGACTTTTCTTAAACTTTCATGGTAAAACCTTCTGCCGAACATTATAAACTCTCCTCATCTACTTCACCAAAAGGGTTTCTTTCTGTAAAGTCTAATATATCATCATCGGTTGACGCTGTGCCAAAACCTGCGTCTGATTCATATGTGGCATTATCAGCATAATCTCTTGTTTGTGTTGCAAGATTAATAGGTTGAAACGACTCTAACATCACATAGTTGTAATTTTTCAATACTAGATCAGAGTCTTCTAATAAAATACCTGTGCCATCTTCCTGAACAAGTTGACTTTGTAATTGATCAATTGATAATCTATCTTCAGCAACATCAATTGCAGGTCTACCTGTATTAAGTTTCTCACTAGAATATTCCCATCTAGTACATCTTAATTTATAAACTGGTAAATTACCTAATTGAAAGAATGGTTCCTGATCTTCAACAAATTGTATCTCAAAAAAACTATTCATCAAAGGCACATAGATTATATCGCCTTCGTTTGGTCTACCTGATACGATTGTTGTTGCCTTGTTATCTACTTGATATTGCCATCTTCGTTTTGCAATAACAAATGTTGTATCTTCTCTAATTTCTAAACCAAATTTAGATACTAATTCTTGTTCACCTTGGAAACCTTCAGTTGTTTCCATATACATTTCTAACATATATGAATTATCAAATTTAGATAAAGTATCTTCTCCTAATACTAAATCTTTATTGACTAATGTTCTTGGTAA